CTGCCAAGTGCACCCCCCGACTTTCGTCGGAGGCGCACCATTCCGGGGGTTTCCCCCGAGAACTGGTGACCTCCCAGAAAGCGGCCTGATTAAGGCAACAACTCCTAGCCCCTTTAAAAGGGGCTAGCCCACCTCAGTTTGATGTCCAGCGACCGAGGACGCCCTGCGCGTTCGAGGTGCTTCTCATCAGCGATTGGCATTTCGCCTTTGTGAAGGAAACACTTCATAAGAGCGGCATATCCGTCAATATGTGATTGAGGGAGTTTTGCCGACGCTACCCACCCCTTAACAAGGGGGGCGTGTAGTGTAGGGTGCATCCGTTGGGTTTCATATCCAAGGGAACACACCCTCCCCAGAACAGACGAATCTGGGTGGACACTAGGAAAATACCGAAGTAGATTCCGTATGACCTGGTCCAGATACCTCGTTGTTTGCCAAAGACCCTGCTCATAGAGCTGGTTTCTCAGGGAGACTAACGAGATAGTCTGTTCAACGCACTTCCGTGAGTGAGGGAACGTTTGTCGGACACGTGTCACTGTGACACGCGTACCGTCATAGTAATCCTCACCACAAGACTCCCGGAACTTTCCGTTCCAGAAGGACTTGTTGCGGTTCACAAGATACCCAAAAGCATCAAGTGTCCGCATCACGGAATGCACATAGTCTACAGGGACGATAATATCGTCTCCGTAAACACGCACCTGGCCGCGAAGGGATTTGACATCCTTCGCTGTCAGGGGTCGGCTTAGCTCTTTTTCGATTCCGATCATGACTAAGGTCAGGAAGACCATAGCCTCGATTGGGAACGTCAGAGCTGAACCCATAGACGCGAACTTGGCTAGGCGTTGAACGCCATGGCCTTGAACATCAGCCTTCCGACTCCTACAAGAATCGACCGCCTGGCTAAGCCAGGGGAAGTCGGTCAAGAGGAGTCGTACATGCTGATTAGAAACGCGATCACTAGCTTCACTCAAGTCGAGAGTTGCTAGTGAACCATTCTCAGATCCGAGTTTAGCCATCTTCTGGTTAATCGTCTGATCAGAGAAGCCCAACATCCCGGGCGTTTTGTTATTACGCTCGAGACGCGGGACGAGAGTTAACGCGACAGCCTGCTGGCAATATTGCATTGCAGCAGGTTCTATCGCGATGATTCTCGGCGTTCTTTGTGTCTTAGGAACAGAGATAACCTTAACAGGAATCTCTGCTCCGGGTTCGAGGAGATCACTATCCCGAAGCTCTTCCGAGAGCTTGGGTGATGGAACAAGGTACATTTCACGAGGAAATGCACTCTCCAACCTTTGTGTCCAAGCCATGCCAATATACTTACCGTTACCGGCAAGCTTATCAGCAGTGGCTCCAGGACCGTGTTTAGGCCATAGAGCGAGATTGTATACATCGTATTCAACCTCGCTTAATATGGACGAAAACAATAGTTGGCGGATTCTCAGAAAGTCAGCCCTATCAGAGGCAGACAACTTTGAGTCCGAATTCCTGATCTCCTTCTCACACTCGACGAAACTCCGCATTGCCGCAGCCTCACGCACTTTTGTGCATGGGATTGCGATCTTTTCGACCAGAAAGCAAAGCTGTCTGATAGAGAAGATGGAATCAATGCAGGGATCGTCAAGAAGCCGACCACTGGCCCGATCGAACACACGGTCAAGGAAACCTCCTAGAAATAGGGGGAGACCCCCGCGTTTCTTGAAACCAAGAAATGCGGTAGGACCTACCTGCCCTTCTTCAAGACTTTTTTGGAAGTCTTTACCGAAGGAAGGCAAGACTATCGTGAGAAACGATAGTCCTTCGTGTTCCGATCGCCTCAGAACTGTTTTGCAGTCCTGAGAGGAGCTAGTGCAACACCAGCCGGCCAATTCAAGGGCCAGCTGTTTCCAGAGTGCGATCAGGCTTTTCATAAATCCCCTTAATTGAGGTATTTATCCTTAGCCAGATAGCATTTCACAACCGAACGATCAAGTCGTAGGGTTGTACCTTCTAGGTCAACTCATTTCGATCCTCACATGGATATCGGGCAAAACCGGAAGGTTATGCATCGAAAAATCCAAGCAAGGACCGCCGTCGCACCAAGCCAAAGAAAAGACAACCTTTGGATGGTACACACGTCGTGGGCGCCGCGGGCCGAGATGTAGCACGAAAGTGCTAGTTCTCGCCACCGAGGAGCTTCGAAATGGCCGCATCGGAAGATGCGGTGAACAGACCCTTGAAACCGGCATAAACCGCGAGCGCTTCCGCGTTCGTGTAGCCGGCCGGCGGAAGATCGAAGACGATGTAGTTACTCATCGAAACCTTCGAATAATTCGTCGGAATGAAAGGGTCTGCTGTGACCTTCGAATGGTCGAGACGAAGCACCCGCCTATTCCTACGCCCGTAGGCGTTGGAGGCGGTGAGCTTCACCAGTCCGTCCGCCGACAGATACTGCGAGACGTTGTCACCCGTCGAAACGCGTGGCAACGAAATCGCAACTGCCGAAATCGTGACGGATTGGGGGTCGGAAAATGCCATAAGGCAACACTCCTTAGTATGCGATGCTTGAGCATCTGTGGATTAGCAGTGAACCTGCTATCTGCCCCGGCTCAAGCCGAGAGCAGCAGCTATGGAGAGCTGGTAAGGCGACAAGCCTGACCAGCTAACACCGAACCCAAAG